GGCCGCGCGCGACCGCGCGCCGTATGACGTTTGGCGGGACCGGGGGCACCTTGTCGCGACGAGCGGGGCGAAGCGTCGACTACTCAACCGTGGCGGAGCACCTGTGCGGGCTCTGCGACGACTGGGATGTCGCGGCGATCGCGTTCGACCGCTGGCGTATGGACGTGTTCAAGACCGAGCTCGCCAGGCTGGGGCGGGAGCTTCCGCTGGTGGAGTTCGGGCAGGGATTCCGGGACATGGCTCCGGCGCTCGACGCGCTCGAGGGCGAGCTGATGGCGGAGCGGATCTGCCACGGCGGGCACCCGGTGCTGACCTGGTGCGCGGCGAACGCAATCGTGACGAAGGACGCCGCGGGCAACCGAAAGCTCGACAAGGCGAAAGCGACCGGCCGAATCGACGGCATGGTCGCGCTGGCTATGGCGATAGGGGCGGCTGCGAAGGCATCACCGAACCTGCAGGAGACGAGCGTGTACGAAACCAACGGCTTGCTGGTGCTCTGATGGCGTGGTTCGACTTCTTCCGCGGTCGCAAGGCCGTGACGGTGGACGACATCGCCCGCGAGATCGCTCGCGCCCGCATGGGCTCGTCGGGCGCGGTGGTGTCGACGGATTCGTCGATGCGGGTCGCGGCCGTCTACGGCTGCGTTCGGGTGATCTCGGAGACGGTCGCCTCGCTTCCGCTGCACATCTACAGGCGGACGTCGAACGGCAAAGAGCGCGCGGATAACCACCCCCTCTATCGTCTCCTCCACGACACTCCTAACGCGTTCCAGACGGCTATGGAGTTCCGGGAGATGATGCAGGCGCATCTGTGCCTGCGGGGCAACGCCTACGCTTACATCAACTGGGTCGGCCCGAACATCGCCACCGAGCTGCTGCCGCTGCACCCGGACCGGGTGACGGTCAAGCAGCTGCAGGACATGAGCCTCGAGTACGAGGTGCGCAACGCCTCGGGCGGGTTTACGACCTTTCAGGCCGAGGACATCCTGCACATCCGCGGCCTGTCGTCCGACGGCATCACCGGCCGATCCGTTCTGGAGGACGCGCGCGAGACGATCGGCGTCGCAATCTCGACGCAGGAGTACGCGGGTCGCTTCTACGCCAACGACGCCACGCCATCGCTCGCGGTCACGCTGCAGGGCAAGCTCGGCCCCGACGCGCGGAAGCGCTTCGTCGAGACTTGGAACGAGACCTTCGGCGGCTCGCGTAACGCGCGCAAGACCGTGGTCCTCGAGGAAGGCGCGAAGGTCGAGCCGATTGCCATGACCTTCGACGACGCGCAGTTCCTCGAAACGCGCAAGTTTCAGCGATCGGAAATCGCCGGCATCTTCCGGGTTCCGCCGCACCTGATCGGCGACCTCGACCGGGCGACGTTCGGGAACATCGAGCACCAGTCGATCGAGTTCGTGACGCACTGCATCCGGCCCTGGCTGGTGCGGTGGGAGCAGGCGCTGTCGCGCGCGCTGTTCACGGCGCCCGGGACGTACTACCCCGAGCACGCCGTCGAGGGCCTGCTGCGCGGCGACATCAAGTCGCGCTACGACGCCTACGCCATCGGCCGGACCAACGGCTGGCTGTCGGCCAACGACATCCGCGGGCTCGAGAACATGAACAGGATCGAAGGCGGCGACGTGTATCTGCAGCCGCTCAACATGGCGCCGGCCGGATCTCCGGCGGCGCAGGGGCAACCGTGAGGTGAGTGACATGACGACCGAAAAGAAGCACCTGCGCGTGGCCGCAGAGATCAAGGCGACCGCTGAGGGGGTCATCGAGGGCTACGGCTCCGTGTTCGGGAACGTGGACAGCTACGGCGACATCGTCGTCGCGGGCGCGTTCGCGGAGACGATCAAGAGCGGCCGGCAGGTGGCGATGCTCTGGCAGCACGACCCGGACGAACCCATCGGTGTCTGGACGGAGCTGCGCGAGGACAAGCGCGGCCTCGTCGTGAAGGGCCAGCTCGCGCTCGGGACCCAGCGCGGCCGCGAGGCCTTCGAGCTGATCAAGATGGGTGCGCTTACGGGCCTGTCGATCGGCTACAGCACGGTGAAGTCGAGCTTCGACGAGCAGAGCGGCCTGCGGTCGCTCCTTGAGCTCGACCTGTGGGAGGTCTCGCCGGTGACGTTCCCGGCGAACGAAGCCGCCCGGGTCACCTCGGCGAAGTCCGCCGACATCAAGACGATCCGAGACTTCGAGGGATTCCTGCGTGAAGCGGGNTTCTCTCGTGCGGCAGCGACGGCCATCGCTGCGCACGGTTTNAAGGCGACGCAGGGGGACCCTGCCGCCGACTCCGACGACAAGCAGGGGGACCCTGCTGACGCGGAGCTGCTGAAGGCCATCAACGCGGCTCGCCTGGCATTCGCCGGCTGACCGCATCAACCATCCATTCAGGAGTGACTACCATGTCCCACCGAAATCAAGGGCGCCGTCGAGGCGCTGGCGAAAGTCCGTCGAGGACTTCCGTAGCACCGACCGCGACTACAAGTCGCGCGCCGATGCGGAGCGCGCCGAGGCGCTCTCGAAGGCGAACGCCGCCATCGAGGCCGCCGAGGCCGCGAAGCAGGCCGCCGAGGCCGCTGCCACGAAGGCGGGCCGCATGGCCGTCGGCGCCGGCGGTGACGTCGACCCGGCGAAGGCCGAGCACAAGAAGGCCTTCAACGCCTTCGTCCGCAAGGGCGTCGAGACGGGTCTGAAGGACCTCGAGCGCAAGGCGATCAGCGTCGGTTCCAACGCCGACGGCGGCTTTGCCCTGCCCGAGGAGATCGCCTCCGACATCCAGGCGCGCCTGGTCGAGATCAGCCCGATGCGGCAGCTCGCGACCGTCGTGCAGGTGTCGACGGCGGACTACAAGCGCCTCATCGACATCCGCGGCACCGCCAGCGGCTGGGTCGGTGAGACCGCCGCCCGCCCGGAGACCAACACCCCGCAGCTGGCCGAGCGTGCCGCGCTGATGGGCGAGGTCTACGCCAACCCGATGGTGACGCAGCAGTCGCTCGACGACCTGTTCTTCAACGTCGAGGCGTGGGTGGCGTCGTCCGTGGCGACCGAGTTCGCGCGTGCCGAGGGCAACGCGTTCGTGGTCGGCAACGGCACCAACCGCCCGCGCGGCATCCTCAACTACCCGACGGCGGCCACCGCCGACGGCTCGCGCGCGGATGCCACCCTGCAGCACATCAACACGGGCGTCTCGGCGGACTTCGCCGCGTCGAACAAGGCCGATGTGCTGATCAACCTGGTGTACGCCCTCAAGGCGGGCCACCGGGCGGGTGCCTCGTTCCTCACGAACAAAGCCATCCTCGGCGAGCTGCGCGGCTTCAAGGACACCACGGGCCAGTACCTGTGGCAGCCGGGTCTCGCCGCCGGTCAGCCGAGCACGCTGCTCGGTTTCCCGGTGTTCGAGTCCGAGGACGTGCCGGCGAAGGCGGCGAACAGCCTGTCCATCGCCTTCGGCAACTTCCGCGCGGGCTACTGCATCGTGGACCGCGTCGGCGTCACCACGCTGCGTGACCCGTACACCAACAAGCCGTACGTCGGGTTCTACACGACGAAGCGGGTTGGCGGGATGATCCTCGACTCCGAGGCCGTCAAGGTGGTGCGCTTCGGCACCTGATGACCGAGAGTTCCCGGTCTTGGGAGGGGGGCGGCTTTCGGGCCGCCCCCTTTCTTTTTGCTTGAGGTTCACATGCAGATCCAAGTCCTGAAGTCCTTCGCCTACGCCTACGGCGGCACCGATGTCGTGCACTACGCCGCCGGCGACTCCGTGGACGTGCCCGCCGAGTGCGGCGAGCTCGCCATCGCGGAAGGGTGGGCGGTCGCCGCGGGCGGCGAGAAGGCGGCCAAGCCGGCCGCGAACAAGGCGCGCAAGGCTGCGCCCGAGAACAAGTGATGAAGTCGGCCATCCGCATCACCACGCCGCCGACCGCTGAGCCNTTGTCGCTCGCGGAGGCGCGTGCGCATCTGCGCGTGGATCACTTCGACGAGGACGGCGTGATCGCCGGCCTCATCCTGGCCGCTCGTCAGCACATCGAGACCATCTGCGGGATGGCTCTGTGCCCGACCAGCTTCACCTTGACGCTGGACGACTTCCCGCCGGGCGAGATCATCACGCTGCCGCGCGACCCGGTGCAGTCGATCGCCGCGGTCCGGTATCGGAACGACGCCGGCACGCTCGTCACNTGGTCGANCTCTCGAGTGGGAGGCNGACCTCAACACCNNGCCGCCGCGGNTCNGNCCGCGCGACGGCTACCGCTGGCCGACCGTNNNCGANCGTTTCGCCGCGGTCGAGGTCGAGTTCGTCGCCGGCTATGGCGGCCCGGAACTCGTGCCGCAGCCGATCATGCAGGCGCTCCGTCTGCTCGTCGGTCACTTCTACGAGCACCGCGAACTCGCCGTCACCGGCACGATCGTCAACGAACTGCCGTTCGCGGTCGACGCGCTGCTCGCTCCGTATCGGCGCCACCTCTGATGCGCGCTGGCCGACTCCGTCACCGGGTGGTCGTCGAGCGGGCGACCGACGGGACCGACGCCTACGGCGATCAGGTGCAGACCTGGACGACGCTCGCGACCGTGTGGGCCGGCATCGAGCCGCTGTCGGGGCGAGAGTACCTGTCGGCCTCGCACATTCAGGCGGATGTCTCGACGCGGATCGTNCTGCGCGGCATCCCGGGCGTGACGCTGACNCCGAAGGACCGCATCCGGTACGGGGCGCGCCTGTTCGACATCAAGCAGATCGTCGACCAGAACGCCGAGAACGTGGAGCTGCAGCTGCTGACGCAGGAGCGGTTCGGCTGATGCCCGTCGTCGCTGACATCGAGGTGACCGGGCTCAAGGAGCTGGAGGCACGCCTGCTCGAGCTCGACGCGGTCGCCGGGAAGCGCCTGCTGACGCGCGCGACGCGGCGCTCGCTGCTGCCGTTGCGGCGGCAGGCGGTCGCCAACGCGCGGAGCGGGTCGCGCTCGGGCGCGCTGGCCGAGGCGATCAAGGTCGTGACCGTGACGCCGCGGGCGAACGAGACGGTGTCCGTGCAGGTGGGTCCGAAGAAGAAGGACCGCCGCGGGCTCGCCGTGCACAACGTGTTCTATGGCCGGCGCCGCCGGGGGATCTTCTACGGTCACCTGGTGGAGTTCGGCTTCACAGCGCGCGGTCGCGGTGCGCGGAAGGTGCCGGGTCGGCCGTTCCTGCAGCCTGCCTGGGACGCGACGCGCGCGGCCATCCCGGCCGAGTTCCGGCGCATCGTCGGGCAGGCGCTCGACCGCATCGCCCGCCGGAACGCGCAGCGCTCGTCCGCTACCGAGGGGCTCGTCGACCCATGAGCATCGAGAACGCAATCATCGCGCGCGTCAAGGCGCTCGCCACGGGCGCCGGCCAGCGGGTGTTCCGCGAGGTCATCGTCCAGGAGCCGCAGCTGCCGGCGGTCGCCGTCTCGCGCACGGCGGGTGCCGGGTTCGCGCGCGTGCTCGGTAATGTCCCGATGCTGCAGCGCGCGACGCTTCGGATCGAGACCGTCGGCGACACGATGGCGCAGGTCGCCCCGGTGGCCGCCGCGATCGTGACCGGCCTCGATGGCTGGTCGGGCTCGGTGTCGGGCGTGACCGTGCTGCGCGCGACGCTGGTGCAGCAGCAGGAACAGGCCGAGGCGCAGGGTGATCGGACGCTGCGCATCGTCCAGCAGGACTTCGACTTCGTGTTTCGTTGATCGCCCGACTTGGGCGCGTAGTAACCACGGCCGCCTTCGGGCGGCTTTTTTTTGGAGAACAGGAAAATGGCCGGATTCATCAGTTCAGGCGTCGTGTTCAGCGCCGGTGACGGCGCGACGACGGAAGTGTTCGTGACCGTCGCGCAGGTGCAGGAGGTCAAGTGGTCCGGTTACAGCCGGTCCGTGGTCGACTCCCGCGTGCTGGGCGATCTCTACCCGCAGCGCATGGTTGGCCCGCACGAGACGCAGAACGTGGAGATGAAGCTCCTGTTCGACCCGGGCGACACCGCGCACGAGGCGATCCGGACGCGATTGATCGCCGGTACGCAGCACAACTACCGCATCACGCTCCCTGACCCGGGCGCGTACCAGGTGCAGGTCCGCGGCTTCTTCACGAAGTTCGAGGTCGACGCCCTGACCGCTGAGGGTGGCGAGATCGTCGTGAACGCGACGCTCGAGCTCACCGCGCTGCCGACGGTGACCCCGTAATGCCGGCGGCTTCTCGCGAGCTGTTGCGGGCGCAGGTCAGCGCGGCGCTGGCGAAGGCGACGGTCCGACCGATCGTCGTCGCCGGCGTCGAGCTCTACGTCCGCGGGCTTACGGGCGCCGAGCGCGTCCAGCTGCAGAAGTGGGCGGCCGAGGCGCAGGGCGGCGGCGAGCCGCTCAGCGACTACAAGGTCGCGTTCCTCGGGCTCTGCGACGCCGACGGCGTGCGGCTGTTCGAGGACGAGGCCTCGCTGGCGGTGCTCGATGGCGGTGCGATCTCGGAAATCGCCCGGGCCGTGATCGAGGCGTCCGGCCTCGCGGCCGAGGCGGCGGAGATCGCGAAGGGAAACTGACCGGCGAGTCGGAGCTGCTGCTCTGGTTCCGACTCGCCGCGCAGCTCGGGGCAACGGTGGGTGAACTCCAGGAGCGGATGAGCTCGGTGGAGTTCACCTACTGGGCGGCGTTCTACGGGTTGGAGCCGTTCGGCTTCGACGCGGAGAACTGGCGGATGGGCATGGTCTGCTCGACCGCGGCCAACGCTGCGGGCCCGAAGAAGGGCGGCAAGGCGTGGCGCGTCGAGGACTTCGTCCCGTCGCGCGCGGCGGAGCCGGATCGCCCGCAGTCCATCGACGAAGTGCGGCGCGTCGTTGCCGCGATGGTGGGNAAACCTCATGGCTGACATCGGCACACTCGTCGTNAAGATGGCGGCGGACTCGGCGCAGATGCGNTCCGAGCTCGACCGCGTCAAGGGCGAGCTGAAGAAAACCGACGGCGGGGTGTCGGCGCTGTCGGGCGCCTTCAAGAACCTGGGCGGCATCGTCGCCACGTTCTCGATGGCGGCCGTCGTCACGCAGGCGATGCAGGCCGCGGGCGCCCTGAACGACACGGCGGTCAAGACGGGCCTTTCCATCGACGCGCTGCAGCGGCTGCAGTTCGCGGCGACCCTGTCGGGTGGCTCCCTCGAGGGGGTGTC